TGAGTTATGAAATCGACATTCAAGGTTCTTTTTTATTTGAAGAAAGGTTCTGAAAAGAAAAACGGCGAGGTTATGATTATGGCACGCATCACCATAGACGGCAAACTTTGCCAGTTCAGTACGAAACAAAGCATCCAGCCCGACAATTGGAACACGGTTGCGGGCAAAGCCAAAGGCAGGGATGCCGGAAGAATAAACGCCCTTTTGGACGACATACGTTCTTCCTTGAATACCATTTACCACGAAATGCAGCGGCGTGACAACTACGTGACCGCCGAGAAAGTGAAAAACGAGTTTTTAGGTCATAGCGAGAGCCACGAAACAATCCTTACCCTGTTCCAAAAGCACAATGACGATGTGAAGCAGCTTGTAGGCATATCCAAGACGATAGCGACCTACCGCAAGTATGAAGTGACCCGCCGTCACCTTGCCGAGTTCATCCGCAGCAAGTACAACGTATCGGACATATCCATAAAGGAGATTACCCCGATGTTCATTACCGATTTTGAGTTGTATTTGCGTACAGCCTGCAAGTGTGGCTACAACACCACCGCCAAGTTCATGCAGTTCTTCAAGCGCATCATCATCATTGCCCGCAACAACGGCATACTGGTGGGCGACCCGTTCGCCAGCTACAAAATCCGGCTGGAGAAAGTGGACAGGGGGTATCTGACAGAGGACGAGATAAAAATCATCCTTAAAAAGAAAATGGTTTCCGAGCGGCTGGAACACGTCAGGGACTTGTTCATCTTTGCCTGCTTCACCGGGCTTGCCTATATAGATGTAGCCGGGCTTACGCAAGATAATATATGCAAATCCTTTGACGGCAACCTTTGGATAATGACAAAGCGGCAAAAGACGAATACGGACGTTAATGTTCCCCTGCTGGATATTCCCAAGATGATTTTGAAGAAGTACAAGGGCAAGTTACCGAACGGCAAGATACTTCCCGTAATCAGCAATCAGAAACTAAACGCGTACCTGAAAGAGATTGCCGATGTATGCGGTATTAAAAAGAACCTGACATTTCACCTTGCACGTCACACGTTCGCAACAACTATTACACCATGAGGTATTATTCTGTAATACAGCTTATTATGAAAGTCATTTAAGAAAAGGGTAACGGTTTAGCAATGTGCAATCTACCTTTGTTTACTTGATATTGCAGCATTTCAAAATACTCCCTACAAATATAGTTATTTTCTTCTAAATATGAAATTATAGATTATTATATATCAAGATTTTCTTATATTTTTGTGATAAAACACAGTAAGGAATGAGAGATTTTAATACATATATGAATACTTTGGATTACTCTAATCTTAAGAAAATGTTTCAGGAAAACGGTACATTGCGCATTTACCACAAGAAAGATTTCTTTGTTCAGCAAAATGAAAAATCCAATTTTGTAGGTTGGGTAGAAAACGGTACATTTCATTATACATGTATTGATGAAGATGGCGTAGAACATATTGTTGGATATTCATTTCCTGATGAATTTGTTTGCGATTACTCTTCATTTATGAGTAGAAAAAAATCCTTAGTAAATATTCAAGCTATAACGAATTGTACAGTTTATGTATTATCTTACTATGATATTATCAAATATTTTGAGACAGACTATGAAACGCAGCGTTTTGGAAGATTAGCTTCCGAAAGTTTGTATGAAATGGCATATAAACGGCTGCTTGAATTTTATTACACACCAGAAACACGATATTTAAGATTGATGAAACGATGCCCTAATCTAAAAGAAGTAATACCATTAAAAAATATAGCATCATTTTTGGGAGTTACGCCTGAAACAGTTAGTCATATCCGTAAAAAGATACTTTCAAAAGCAAAGTCTTGAATTTTTTCAAGACTTTTTTTCTGCGTTTTGCATTATTTTGCATCTTGTAAGATAGAAATGAAGCAAAGTAATAATTTATATGAAAGTAAAATATTTATTGGGTATCTTATTGTTGTACCTGAATGTAATCGGTTTTGTTAGTTGTAATACATCATCAAGATATGTCTTCCACTATGTTGGTTTGGATGAATTTAATGGTGACACTTTATATTTATGGCGCACTACTGCTGACCGTTTAAAGTCGGATAAAGACTACGGAAGAAAAGCTCTGGCTTCCAAAGTCATTAGAAATGGAAGAGTAACTTTCACTGGTCTAATAGATACTTTACATTTATACAATGTTGAGGGGAAAAATTGCAATACATATTTTTATCCCGAAGCAGGTGATATTACTTGTAAATATTTAGAGGGTATGGAATACAGTAATCCACAATCCTTAGCAAAGCATTATGAGTTTCTGAAGAGTAAGGGATTTCCAATAGATGAATCACGAAGATTTATTTTTGAAAACCTTAAAAATGCATTAGGAGTCTATTTGCTTGACTATATAGGTTGTTATCCTGATGAATTGAATAAAATTTTTGAGAATAGTAATCCCGCTATGAGAGATACGGTTTCTTTGTTCCTCAGCCTGAAAAAACAGTTATCTGAAACTAAGGAACTAAATGTGGGAGATATGTACTTTGATTTCAAACAAAAAGGACTTGAAGAAGATAGCATTTATTTTTCTAGCTATTTTAACGGAAATAAAAAAGTTTGTCTGTTTTTTGCAAATGGAGATTATAATTCCTGTTTATTAAAAATCGAAGAAATAAAGACTACTTATAACGATGTTTGTTTTATTGGTTCTTTAAAAAGATATACATCAAACAAAATGGACATAAATGTTTTACGAAAAAAATATAATATCCATTTGTTTGATGATAGAGGTTATTATGAAAAGTCTACAATGTATAAATACAGAGTGAATTATAGAACAAAAATGAATTATTATCTTGTATTTGATGAAAAAGGCTATCTTCTTAAAATGTATATCAACTAAACATTTGTATTAAAATAAATAATAATTACAGTTCTAAAAAAGTAATGATTTATATTGAGTATAACATGAAAGCAGATTTTATAATTAAAGTAGCTAAAAAGTCGGATATTGTTGAACTGAAAGATTTATTTCAAAATACAATTCTTATGATAAATAGGTGCGATTACTCACAGGCGAAAGTTGAAGACTGGGCATCGTGCGGAGATAATCTCTCTGAAATAGAAGATATGATAAAGACCCACTATTTTATTGTAGCCGTTAATCAACAGGCGGAAATCGTTGGCTTTTCATCTATCACCCCCCAAGGTTATTTACACTCAATGTTTGTTCATAAGGATTTTCAGAGTAAAGGTATTGCTACGATACTTTTGGAAGAAATAGAACGGTATGCAATCACAACTGGTATTATACGAATTACATCAGAAGTGAGTTTAACAGCTCGCCCCTTCTTTGAAAAAAGAGGTTATATAGTAGAGAAAGAACAAAAGCGCAAAGCTAATCAACTTTCTCTTACTAATTTTTGGATGCAAAAGACTATTAAAATGATAAATATTCGACAACTAAAGAAATCAGAATACGACAATGCAATAGCATTATCGCTAAATGTATTTACCGAATGCGGAACTGCTGATTTTGATATTAAAGGACTGGAAACCTTTAAAAATTTTATTTATAATAAGGAATTAATGGATGAGCTTACAATCTTCGGTGCATTTGACAATGATATGCTTATTGGTATCATCGGAACTAAAAATAGAGGTTCACATATATCATTATTTTTTATACATCCTAAATTTCACCGTAGAGGTATTGGCAGAGAATTATTTAATGCTGTATATGCTAATCAAATAGCAATCCAGATAACCGTTAATTCATTGTCCTATGCAGTGATGTTCTATGAAAGTTTAGGCTTTTCAAAGACTTCCGAAGAACAGGAAACAGATGGATTAAAATACACTCCGATGAATAAAGCATAAAATTATTCTATTAGAGCAGTCTGTGAAAGTCTTGAATTATTTCAAGACTTTTGTTGTTTTCAGTCTCTACCTTTACGTACAAAAATAAGTCTTAAAGATTTATATGACAATATAGGCGCATTCCGAAAACATCATATTATGAATTTGTAAATGTATCAATTATGAAAGACTTATCAGATTTGAGATTTTTCCAACTATTGTCGGAATACTCACAACGCAAAGTTTCTGAGGATGAACTAACAGAAGCTATTAACGAATTGACTACCGATGTAGTTGATTTCAGTATCAACGAACAAAATTATAGCATTTTACTACGTTATTTTTCCTTTGGCTTACACCGTCTTAAATCGTATCGTGTACGGTTTGAGCAAGAAAAAAATGCCCTACTTGCATTTAATTGATGAAGCAATAGGATTACTAAATAATGAAATGCGCATTGTCAAATGGCGTATTAAATACCCCGAGCAATTCCAGCAACACGCTAATAAGCTATTCCTTTCACCTCTCCATTTAACAGACAAAACAAGCCTTATCAACATCATGGAAATTGTCAGCGGTTTATTCCTTTCCAAACGTGTAATATATCAGAATGGAAAACCTGTTCACCTGACGGACTTAGGAAAAGCCTTTGAATGGCTTTTTAACATCAAATTAGGTGATTATCACCAAAAGTACATGGATGTCATCAAGCGGAAACCAGCCAAACTAACAGAGTTTCTTAATGAACTGGCAAAACTTATCCACAAAGAACACGAAAATAAAGGGTATAGATAATCAGGTGTTTAGCATCAATTTATACGGGGTAGCGTATGCTGCCCTGTAATTTGTTTGCTTCCTTTTTCTGAACTTTGCTTCATCAATCGATTGGTAATCATTAGTGTATAACCTGAAAAATGAAGTAATATGTATGTAGATAATTACGAATTTAAAGACTGGATGCAAAAACTACTTGATAAACTGGAAGAGGTAGGAAAGGATGTAAAGAGTTTGCAAACCAATCCCGAAGTAATGCCGGGTGATAAACTTTTGGATAATCAGGATTTATGTCTGTTATTCAAAGTAAGTACCCGAACATTACAGAGATTGAGAAGCAAGAAACTATTGCCCTTTATGATGATTAGCGGAAAAGCCTATTATCGGGCTTCCGATGTGCGTGATTTCATAAAGGGACGGTTCGATGTGGGTACGCTCCGTAAGTTCGAGAAAGAACACGGAGCGAATAAGTAACAGTGAAATTCATCCCGAAGCTATACACGTGGTAACTTCGGGATATTTTTCTTTTGGCAAGTCTGTATTTACTTCTCTGCCGATATTATTCCCTCTTCCTTATAAGATGCTTCAAACTGTTTGGTAAGCGCAAGAATCTGTTGGTTCGTTTTTACCAGTTCGATAGTACACTGTTCCAGTTTGTAAAGCAAGGCAAGTACTTTCTTCTCCGCAAAATTGGAATGAAGTTCTTTCACTACCTGATTATAATTATTACCGATACTCCTGAACTGACTGAATAACTGCGAGAGTTGAATGTAATAATCCACCTTACTTTTATCAATCTTAAGCACCTTAAATGACTTCCCAAAGATACAGTTCTTAATAAAATGTGCTTTCATCCTGTAGCCTGACTGGTCGTAAAAAGCTAAGAACTTGGCGTTCTCCACATCATCCAAATTCAGAGAATAACGGTGTGTTCGTGGGTTAAGTTTAGGCTTGCGCCCTCCTTTTCCAAATGACTTCTTTTTCTGTTCCATAATTATAATTATTTACTGGTTTTACGACTTCGGAGTAAAACTAACCACCTGCTAAGGTGGCAAGGTTTTGAGGCACAAAAAACGAAGTGCGTGCCTCAAAACACAACTTGCTATGTTCTAATGAACATAAAAATCCTCCTTTCGTCGGATTGCCAAAGCAAGCGATTCGGCTTCTTCCTATGTCTGTTTATTGATTACAAAATTACAGACAGCAATTTATCTTTGAAATATAAGCTACTACGCCAAATTGCGACACAAACGGACAAAGTACCCCTATTTTAAAAAGCATCTGTTTTTACTCTTTTCTTTGCCAAAAATTGATTGAATGAAAGCAATATATAAGACTGCCAAACAATCTTTAGAAATGGCTTTAAACGATGTCTGAAAGCTATTTAAAGAAAAAGCGATATAGCTATAAAACTGGCTGGCTTTCTTTCAATCAGTATCAGAAATCAATCAACTTATTTATAAACCATTAAAAATTGAAAGTATGGAAGAAGTAAAACAATCATTACAGCAAAAACAGGAGAACTATAAAGCGGTGTATCTCCAAAAGCGAATAATCTGCAACCGTCAAAGCGTGTACATAAGTGGGGAGATACAGAAACGTATCATGCAGATTGTAGGCGTGATTACTGGCAAACAGGTAAGTATCGGAAATTTCATAGATAACGTACTGGAAGAACATTTGAATACACATAATGATGTTCTTTCGGCTCTCTATCGGGAAGAAATGCGGAAAGGAATATTCAACCAGTCAAAAGAGAAAAACGTATGAATATCGTAACTATTGAGGAACAGACCTTTAAACAGGCGTGCGGTCGGTTTTCCGGCTTCGCCAGTCAGGTGGAAAGGATTTGTAAAGAGAATACCCGTCAGCCGGATGAATGGCTGTCAGGTCGTGAAGTGTGTGCCCTGCTGGGTATCAGCATCCGAAGTTTACAGAACTATCGGGATAGCGGTAAACTGGGCTACTCCCAAATTGGTAACAAACTGTACTATAAATCTGCCGATATTGAAAGACTGATTGCAGAATGTACAGAAAACAAGAAAACGAATTATCAATCAAACAATAAATAAAGATTGCCCTATGAAAAATAAAGAAGAAAATAATACGGAAGTAAACCAGTCATTCAAACTATCTGCTATTGTCGGAATATGGGAAAGTTTAAATCTTCATCCTACGGTGATGATATACCAGAGTAAGAAAAAGCATTTCCTTTCGATGCTCCATGTATCGGATAACGGACAGGCGAAACCAGCCATTTACGAGATACAGAAAGAAGATAACCGTTACTTCATCGTTGAAGCCTTTAAACGGCTTTATATCGGCTATGATGCAGTAAAAGATAGTATTTCCATTTTTTACTATGGCGAGTACCTGCGTAACTGACAGGCGTATGTCTGTCAATCATTCAAACGAATTATAAATCAATATAACGATATAATAATATGGAACTGATAAATGGCAATAGTGAAATAATTAAGGACTTCTTTCAGTCTATGGATAGACTGTTAGACGGTATCAGCCGACTGGCAAAAGAAAGCAAACTGCACTTGAACGGTGAAAAGTTTCTAAGTAATAGGGAAGCAGCCAAATGTCTGAAAGTAAGTATCCGCACGCTGCAAGAGTGGAGAGATACAGGCGTTATCCCTTATATTCAGATAAAAGGTAAAATCATCTACCGTCAAAGCGATGTGGAAAGGCTTTTACAGACCTACTACAACAAGGAACGGCAGGAATAACCTATCATCTTTAGAAAAAACACATTTTTTTCCGAAACTGACTAAGAACATTAACTTTATTAGTGTAGTATTCCGTCTGTGCAAGTCTTTGGAAGAAAATACTACCCGAACATCGTGAGGTGTGGAGATTTTCTTTCAAACCCGTAGGGCTTGGACTTGAACGGACGGAATATGGAGCTTACCTTTGTTAATGTTTTATTCAGCTTTGGAAAAAGTACGAAAGCCGGATAGTAAATTGAATACGGTAAAACAGTATTTTATTTCTTTTCGGGAAATATTTGTTTCACTTTTAGCCATTGAGAAAATTTCTTGTGTGCTATGTCCGAAGTAATATCACTTTCAAGCACTTGGTATTTACCACTTACTTTGGTAAAGAGTTTTTTCATATCCTCGTTTACTTTCTTATTGGTGATTTTAGCGTATAACTGTGTAGTTTGAATAGAACAGTGTCCCATGAGTTTACTAAGCGTTTCTATCGGAACTCCCTGTGAGATACACGTTTGAGTAGCATATGTATGGCGTGCCATGTGATAGGTTAAATTTCGTTCTATACCGCATAATTTGGCTATTTCTTTTAGGTTAATACAGATATTGGAAAGGCTTATCATGTTAAAAACCTTATCCGTTTTCCGTTCGTCCTTGTACTTCTCAATAATCATCAAAGGAATACTTAATAGTTTGATGCTGCATACCGTCCCTGTTTTTTGGCGTGGTATCTTTATCCATGTGCTGCCGTCCTGCTCCGTTATCAGGTTATCCACTGACAAGGCGCACATGTCCGCATACGACAAACCCGTAAAAGCTGAAAAGACAAACCAGTCCCTTGTACGGTAATATCTTTTAGCCTCTATCGGAGTGGTGAGTAATTGTTGAAATTCCTCTTCCGTCAAATGCCTGTACTTTTTCAAAGGCTGTTCCGCTACATAGTTCATAAACGGGTTACGTCTTAGCGTTCCCTGATTGATGGCACATGTGACTATCTTTTTCAATGCAATCATATGTCCTAAAACGGTGCTTGCCTGCATCCGCTTTTCTACTCTCAAATAGAAATCAAAATCATTTATAAACTTATGCGTAAGGCTGACTAACGGCACATCTTCCGAATTGTATTTCATGCGAATAAAGTTTGAAAGATGTTTGTATGTCAATAGATAAGAATAATAAGTATCATAAACACGGTTCACGCCTACACGTTTTTCAAATTCGGTGTTATGTTCCTGAAATAGCTGTAACAGTTGGGATGCTTTTTCACCTATACCGTTCAGGGCGTTCTTTATCCTTTCGGCTGTTACATACCCTTCGGTTTCCACTATCCGGGAATAGTGGGCTTTTACTTGCTTTTCCAAACGGTCAAGCGTCCGGTTTATATCGGAAAGTTCCTTTCTTTCTTTTTTCGCCCGTCCTTTCTTTGCGTCCCAATCAGGGGAAGAAAGATTGATTTTCGTGCTGAACTGAACGGAGTTCGCATCTACTGTTATACGTCCGACTATCGGACAAGTACCGTCTTTTCTACGCTTGGACGTGTTGAGATAAAACAGGACGGCAAAGGTGCTTCTTTTGGCTTTTGTATTCTTTTCCATATTGATAGTAATTTAGAATGATATGTTTATTGTTCTGTGCCAACCAACCGGAATTTATCTTTTATCCGTTCTTCCAGTTTGTCGGTGTCCTCTGATATTTTGTTATTGCTGATTTTTGCGTATATCTGCGTGGAACGCAAATCCCTATGCCCTAACATACGGCTTACTGTTTCTATCGGAACACCTTGAGATAAGCAAATTTCGGATGCGTAGGTATGCCGCCCGGCATGGAAAATAAGTTTTCGTTTCAGTCCGCACAGTCGGGCGACAACTTTCAGGTTCTTGTTCAACCTGCCGCAGCTTTGCATCGGCAACAGTTTTCCATCAGGGGCTAAACCTTTATACTTGTTAAGAATTTGCAGGGGGATTTCCATCAGTGGTATTTCACAAGGCGTTCCGGTTTTCTGCCGGGTGGTTTCTATCCATAGCACACCATCGGAAGCCCTGACGATATTCTTTGCAGTTAGGTTGCAAATGTCCCTGTACGCCAATCCGGTGAAAACAGAGAA